AACTGGCCGCCCGAAGCCTGCGACCGATTTCCGATTTACAGCCGGCTGGAACGTGTGCGCCGTTGCGAAGGGGACTTGCTCGAATTTTCGCTTGAATATTTTAGCGAAGCGCGAAATCCCGGCAATGACGGCAACTGGGAAGGGTTCGACATTGNTGACGCCGACCAAGCGGCGGACTTTCACAAGGAAATNGCGGAAATCATTGACGACGTGTCNACCGTTCACACNAACGANAAAGTTGCGGTTGCCGCGCCGCGGTCACACGCCAAGTCGACATACTTGTCGAAAGCGTCGCCCATCCGNGAGGTCGTCTACCGTCTCCGCAAATATATCATTATCATTTCGGAAACGCCGACCGTATCAAAGGCGAACATGGAGTGGATTCGTAACCAACTGAAATATAACGCCAAGCTGCGTGCCGACTTTGGACCGCTGCTGTCGCCGAAAGACCAAGCGAACATTCGCGACAATGGCGAGGGCTTTATCGCGTGGCATCCCGACCCTGACAATCCGGAAGTACGCAAGCAAATAGCGCTTGTTGAAGCGGCGTCGACCGGTCAGGCGTTGCGCGGTCGTAACTGGAACGGCTCGCGACCGGATTTAATTATCCTAGACGACCTAGAGGACGCACGCCCGGGCGGAAATGCGTCGACGCCAGAACAACGTCAAGCGTTGCGTGATTGGTTCACGCAAACGGTAATTCCATTAGGCGACCCCGAAGGCAAGCGCACGGCGTTCGTTTATATGGGAACAACCGTTCATCACGAGTCGCTTTTAATGTACGTACTTCACAAACGCTCGGATTTTAAAACGAAGATTTACCGAGCGATTATTTCGTTCCCCGAACGCATGGACTTGTGGGAAGAATGCCGCAAAATTTACACGGATTACGAAAACCCGAACAGAAAAGCCGACGCGGAAGCCTTTTTCAAGGCGAACGAAAAAGAAATGCTGCGTGGCGCAAAAGTGTTATGGCCGCAAGTTCAGCCGTTGTGGAAGCTGATGACTTGGCGCTGGGATAACGGTACGAAAGCGTTCAACACGGAATACCAAAACAATCCGATTGACGAGGATTCGATGTTATTCGACACCGAAAAATTCACGTATTGGGACGACGTTCACAGCGAACTACCGATCAATCACAGCGAATACACAATCTCAATGGGCGTTGATTTTGCGCTTGGCAAGGAACGCGGTGACTACTCGGCAATCGCGGTTGTTGCTAAGCATAAGAAAACCGGTGTAATGTACGTTGTTGACGCGATTGGCGAGCGATTAAAACCGAAAGAATTCATTGACCGAATTGTCGAACTTGTGTTGCGCTATCAGCCCGATGTTGTTGCAGCCGAAGCACAGGCGGCTCAAGAATTTTTCGTTGATGAGTTATCGGCTGCATTAATGAATCACGGTTACCCGGCATTTACGCGTGTAAAAAAAGTTAAGCACAGAACGCGGAAAGAACTACGGATTGAATCGATGGCACCGATGATTGAACGCGGCGAACTTCAATTTTCGCATAAACACGGGCTACTTTTAGAACAGTTCGAGCGTTACGGCACCAATTCGCATGATGACGTAATTGACGCACTTGAAATGGCGGTTTCCGCTACAAAAAGCGGAACCGTAGTAATTAAAACGTACTTAAAAAATTTACGTTAAGGAGGTGAATTACCGTATTGGTCGATTACAATTTACTAAATCCAGACGATATAGACACATTGCTTTTTTCGCCGTTTCAACAAGCGCTAGGCAAGGAAACGTGGCAACGAATTAACCAACAAATAAAAAACTACGAATATTACGACGGAAAGCAGCACGTTGACCCTAACACAGGTCAACTCGTTAAGGCGTCTGAATTACCGCGTCCGCCCGAACTTGATTACGACCCAACTCGTTATGCGACGAACTACTTTAAGGCGTTCATCAAGCGAAAAGCGCGATGGCAAATGGGCGGAAGGCACGGAATATCCGTCACGCCAAAACAAACCGACGACCCGATAGAAATGTTAAAACCCGACTATCAACCGTCGACAGCGCAACAGCAAGAAAACAAACGCGCGGAAGAGTACGAAAAGCTATTGTATCAGCTTTGGCGCGAAAATAAAATGCGCGAAAAATTGTTGGTTGCTGCGCGCGACCGATTAATCGCCGGTCGGGTCGGTTGTAAAATCGTGTTCAATCCGAATACGGGCAAAATTAAGTGGGTGTTTCGACCTGATTATGAAATATTTCCGGTTTATAGCGACGATGATTACGAGGAGTTAATTGCGGTTCATTTTATTAATTTCGTTACTGACGAAGAAGATAAAGAATTAATTCGCAAACAAACGTTTTCAATGGAAAACGGCGAATGCTTTTTGGAAGAAGCGCTATACAGCGAGGATTTAAAAGTCGTAAAAACAATCACCCCAAAACAACCGATGGGGTTAGACTTTATTCCGGTTGTCTTGTTTCCGGTGAGCGACTTGTCGGGCGAAACAGTTGACTATTCTGAAATCGAGGATATGAAAGAACAAACCGACGTTTTAAACCGATTGAATGAGGACGCAATTGACTCGTTGCGCTTTGAAATGTTCCCGATGACCGCGGTTCTAAATGCGACTGAAGGAACAGCAGCGAACATGCACATTGCGCCGGGTGCTGTCGTTGAAGCGCGCGGAACAAATGACGGCATTGAGCCCAAAATTCAAAAAATAGAGTCGTCATTCCGTTGGAAAGAAGCGTTCAAAGATCAATATGCTCGTGTAAAATCCGCACTTCACGAAATCACAAGTATCCCGCAAATTGTTCCGCAAGAATTGAACTTTGGCGGACTAAACGGCGAAGCATTACACGTATTGTTCCACGACATTATTCAAGAAACCGAGGAACATTGGCTTTCGTGGGGACCACGGCTTGAGGAACTACACGAAAAAACAATCCGATACTTACAGGCTCGCGTTGACAATCCGGTATTTGGATACGACCGAGAGGTCGTTAAACTAATCGGAAATAACTATGACAACGAAATAAAATTTGTTTTACCATTACCGGACAACCGCAAAGAGCTCGTCGAATTGTTGACTCTTGAAACTAGCTCAGGCTTTGAATCGATAGCAGGCGCAATGCAACGATTAGGTGTTGAAAATGTCAACGCGAAAAAGACAGAAATTGAAAATGAAACGAAAAAATCGCGACAACAACGTGATTTATATAACGAAGAAATTTCGTCCGAGTGACGTTAAACGGAGGTTATGGCTATGGATGAAAAGGAAGTTCAACAACCAAAATATGACGATACTCAACCGCCTGCGGAGGCGCAAAAACCGCAAATTGACAACAAGATTCCTTACGAACGATTCAAACAAAAAGTAGACGAAGTAAACGAGTTGAAAAAACGGCTAGCCGAACTTGAAAAAGAGCGCGATGAAGCGGAGCGCAAGAAACTTGAGGAGCAAAACGAATACAAATCTTTGTATGAAAAAACACAAGAGGATTTAAACAAAATCAAGCTGGCTGCACTTGACGCAAAAAAAGAGGCTTTACTCGCACAAGCCGGCTATACAAGCGAGCAAATCGAACGGTACCGTAAATACCTAACAGGCGAAACAGGTGAAGAACTAAAAGAGTCACTCAAAGTTCTCATGACTGACATTCCGCCGAAAAAGGTTGCTTACGTTGACCCTAGCTTTGGGAATACAGAAAAACAGCAACCTAAACCGAAAGACTCTGCGGACATTGGGCGCAGTCTATTTAAGCGCCTAAAAGAAAAAGGAAAAATTCGATAATAGGAGGAGTAGCAAATGGCAGGTTATACTTTAAAAATTACTGAACAACCGTTTAAAAGCGGTAAAAACATTCTAGCTTCTGAACATTTTCAATTCATCGAAGGAGGCGCAACACTTGACGCAGCAAAAATCGGCGTAAAAACGCTAGAAGCAGGAACAGCGATTGCACGCAATACCGCAACAGGAAAATTCGAAGAGTACAGCGAGACTACTCCGGGAACACTCGAACCCGGCTTTGATGAATTCGCAATTTTAAACGTTAACGTTGACGTTGACGGAGTAAATGATGTTGTTGTTGGTGAAGTTCTTGTTCGAGGTTCAGTTTACGAAGCAAAATGCGTTGGATTAACCGATGCTTTTAAAGCTGCTAATCCAAACATTCGATACGTTAAACACATTTAACTATGACGCTTTCAAAGTGAATGCGTTTTTTCATGCACAAAAATCTGAAAAAGTAGGAGGAATATAGATATGGCAGGTATTACACATTTAGAAGAATTTAAAGAACCGGCATTACGCGGACTAGTCGATGAAACATTACAAGAGGCAGAGCCGACGCTGGGAGATCGTTTTTTACCAGACTCTGAAATTTATTCGAATACGTTCGCATATGACATTATTAAAAAATCTAAACACATCGGCGCAATGATTGGATATGGTTCCGAACCGCCAGTCGTAGACCGTGACGCAGTCGCTTCTCGTATGGGCGAAATTGCGAAAATGGGGATTAAATACATCGCAACCGAAGAAGAATTACTCGCACTCAATCAAGCACGTAATAATGGCGAAAAAGCTGCGATGGTTGAGCGTTTAGCGCTTAAAGGCGTGGATCTCGTTCAAGCAATTCAACGTCGTATCGGCGTAATCAAGATGGAAGCATTAGCGAAAGGTAACTTCTCGTATAACAAAAACGGCGTAAAAATTAACGTTGATTTTGGTATTCCGCCCGAACACAAAATCGCATTAACATCACCTGATGACTGGGATAACGTCGATCGTGATGTTATCGCCGATTTATTGAACTGGGTCGAAATTTACGAAAATACTAACGGAAAATCACCTGACGTAATTTTGATGAGCCGTGAAGTTCAAGCAAAGTTACTACGAAATAAAGTGATTGTTACCGAAGCAGGTCGTCCAGAAGGTTCTACTCGCGTAAGTCAAGCAGAATTAAACGCGGTACTTGACGGATTTGGGTTGCCCCCGATTCAGATTGTTACTGACCGCAAAGTAACGGTTAAAGACATTTACACTGGCGAAGATGAAGAAGTCGAATACTTTCCAGTAAATCGCGTTGTAATGTTAAGCGAAGGTGTCGGTAACTTCCTACTTGGCCCAACTGTTGAAAACAATTTCCAACCGGGAATTGTGTTGCAAGCATATGACAAGCAAGAGCCAATTCAATCCGTTTTACGCGCGGTGGCTGCTGGATTCCCAGCAATCGAAGCGCCAGGACTAATCTTACACGCTGACGTATTCACGCCACAAGCATAATGAAAAAGCTAGTTGAAGTAGTCGGAGCGGTTGTAGACGGCAACCAACCCGGCTCAAAAATCGAAATAGACGAACGTAGCGCGAAACACCTCGAAAAAATCGGCTACGTTCGTATTCTTGCGCAGGAGGTTACGGGTGAAAAAGGTTCGTCAGCGCCGAAAAAGCCCGCAACTAGAAAGCGCACATCGTCTAAACAATAAGGAGGGAACGCTTAATGACGACAAAGGCGGAACTTGTCGAGCGACTTTTACGACGGTTTAAAGGCGTTCCGAATTTTCAATTAACAGACGCAGAGGAACTCGTTGATGACGCGATGCAGGTTCACGGCTTTGCGTCATCAAGCATTGTTCCCGAATCTGACGTAAATTTAATTTTACTTTACGCACAAGCCGAAGGCGCTTGGCAAATTGCGCTTGCTACTGCGCATTATTTTTCGTACCAAGACGGAGAAGAATCCGTTGATAAGTCGAAAATATCCGAGCAATACCGCAAACTAGCGCAAGACATTCGTAGCCAATACGAAACTGAAAAAGCGCGAAAAAACGGACATGGGTTTTTCATTATGAAACGGATTGACCGCCCATGAATTCACAAGAAAAACTTGACGCAATTTTCCGCAGAATCGCCAACGAGTATGGAAAACTCAACGAAAAGCAAGTCGCGTTCGCCATTCGCGAAATCGGACGTATTCGCGCCGATCTCGCGGACTTGCTTGCGGATTTTGCGGATTCTGACGGAACAATCAAGCGTCAACGTTTAATGCGACTGTTGCGCGAGCTTGAAACGGTCGAGGCGGCTATGCGCAAATATGGCGAAGAATCGTTGAACTTTGTTATCGAAGAATCAACAAGTTTCGCGGTTGACCAAGCGAATGACGCGATGAAGTCCGTGAACGGCGTTCTGCTTGTTGGTGCCGGTGTTGCCACTATCAACCGGAATGTCGTTGAATATGTTGCTACACGATTTGGTGACGATGGGCTAGTGCTATCAGACCGCATTTGGACGATGTCAGGGGAAATTCGCGACGCGATTGCCACGCAGCTTCGCGCCGACATAATCAAAGGTGAATCAGTCGGCACGATGATTCGGAACATTCGTCGAATCTACGAAAACGAAACGTGGATGATTCGGCGGTTGGTCGTAACGGAAGGTAATACGGCACACCGCACAGCCAACGCGATGAGTATTGAACGGAGCGAGGTCGCCGATTGGGTGCGAATCGTCGAAAATGGCAGCCGACATCCGCGGCATAAAGAACACGCGTGCTATAAGCTGGCACATGAAAATCGCTATGGCGAAGGCGACGGAATTTTCCGCCCAACTGATTCGGAAATTTACTCGCCACACCCACAGTGTAGTAGTTATATAGTTCCGGTCTTAAAGTCGGAATACTTATAGGAGGTGACTAACGCATGCTAAACGATTATGACATCGAATTTATGCGCCAAACTCGAAGTGAAGTAACCGCCAATCGCACGTCAAAAATCAACGTAAAATATTTGGACGTCACCGAGCGCGATCCGTTCACAGGCGAGCCGACCGTCGAATCCGAAGTCTCTCGACAAGTTGACGCGGTAGTCACCGAAATAAGTACGGGCGTTGACCGTGAAATTATCGGCGGAATTAAGGTTCAAACTGGCGACCTTACTGTTTCTATCTCGATTGATTTAATCGCCGATATTGCCGTTAAAATTACGGCTATTTTGTATGACGGAAAAGATTACGAAATACTGGCGATGGATAAAAAAGGAATCGGCATTGACAACCGCTATGAAATTCTAGCGAGGTTAATCAGCTGATGGCGAACTTTAACGTAAAAATAGACGGATTGGGCGACGTGCTAAAAATGTTCGATAGTGTTGGCGGACAGCAAGCGGTGAATGACATAGATAAAATTACGGAAACGTATGCGCGTAAAATGGCGAGCGACTCCGCGGAAATGGCGCCGGTTGATACGGGAGCGCTCAAAAACTCGTTGGCGTCGTCGCCGCGACAGGCGACCGAGCCGCACACATGGCAGTGGGGATCTGACAAACCGTATGCCACACGACAAGAGTAC